CCACATGGCGGTTAGTTCAATACCTATCACTTTTACTAAGGGAGACTTCATTCGTATGGGAGTTCATCATGACCATAACCCTGATAATGATTTAATTCTGAGTGTCGGGGGAGTAGACCATACAGGTTATTTTAATGCGCTATCTTTATTCTACCTCGGTTCATAAAACCATAGGTTATTATTTATCCACCTACATTTAGGAGAAACAATGGACAGCAAAACTAAAGCAATGCTCGCTTCGTATGGACGGTCATTCCTAGCGGCAGTAACAACAGCCTTCATGATTACAGGCGGGGACATCCTTGCTCTTGATGGCGATTCACTTAAGGCAATTTTAGCGGCAGGTATCTCAGCCGTTCTCCCAGTCGCAATCAGAGCGGCAAATCCAAAAGACCCTGCGTTTGGCAAGATTGCTGACGGAGTTACTGAAGCAGTTGTCAAGAAGATAACAGCCAAGAAGTCTGCAAAGAAAAAATAATGCCAGCACCAAAAGGAACGGCAGAACTCCTAGTTGAGATAGCCACAGCAGAAATTGGTTATATTGAAGAGGCAGTTCCCGAGAACAAGACTAAGTATCAAAAGGCTAATCAACCTTGGTGCGGAGCCTTCGTTAATTGGTGTGGGAAAAAAGCGGCAGTTGAAATTCCTAATACTGTTTACACCCCTGCTGGAGCCGATGCTTTCAAAAAGATGAAGCGTTGGTTTGAAGGTGAAGATGCTCAACCTCAAGCGGGAGATATTGTTTATTTTGATTTCCCCGCAGACGGCGTGGACCGTATCAGTCATGTCGGCATAGTTGTAAAGGACAATAACGACGGAACAGTTACTTGCATCGAAGGCAATACGAGTTCAGATAAAAAAGGCGACCAACGCAACGGTGGCGAAGTTTGCCTCAAGATTCGTGCCTATAAGAAAAAGAACAGAAACAAGTTCAAGCCTAATCTCGCAGTTGCGATTGTTGGTTTTGGACGACCTAAGTTCCAAGCAGTTGCTCAGTCTGCGGACGAAGCAAGAGCAAAGGCATAAAAATGAGCGAAGAGGTAAAGCCAAGTTTAGGAGAAATTATGCGTCGGCTTGATGACCTAACCATGGAAGTCAAGCAGATGAATCTAAATGTCAGCCAAACCTATCTTCGCAAAGATGTCTATGACTCGGATTCTGAAAGAGTCACGCAAGCCATGGAACACATTACAGACCGTCTTGAAAAGATGGAGAGTCGCTCCGAATGGGTTATCCGTACCGTCGGAGCGCTCTTTATCTGTACGGTTGTCGGTGCTTCAATGTATGTTGGACAAGTTATCGGGTTGTAGGGCTTGACAATCTAAACCCCCGTTTAGTACCCTCTCCTATAACGAGAGGAGTCCACATGGACAACGCATTATCAGTAAGACCAGTAGATGATTTTGAAATCATCGAGGAACCAGCCCGTGAGCCATTCGTCGTCGATGACGATGCAAAAGCAGATTGGGCTATGAGAAAACTTGCATCCATTCGACGCAAGCAAGCAGATAACAAAGCCATCTTTGACCGAGAGTTACAAAGAGTCACAGAATGGCTCGAGAAGGTCAATACAGACCTCGAAAGAGATGCTGAATGGTTTGAGGCGAACCTACGCCCTTACGCCCTCACAGAGCGCTCTAAAGACCGTAAAAGCATAGTTCTGCCCCACGGCACCATCAAAACTGTTTCAGGTCGAGTTAAGTTCGATATTGAGGATGAATCCAAGTTCCTCGACTGGGCTGAGACAAATGCCCCTGAATTAGTTCGAGTTAAAAAAGAAGTTGATAAAAAAGCCCTAGGTGCTTTGAATCAGTCTGAAGATAAAGTAATATCAACCCAAGGCGAAATTGTTCCTTCAGTTAAGGTCATACCTGCTGAAGTTTCAGTCTCGTTCGTAATCGCAGAATAGAGAGAGGGAACATGGAAAACAATCTACCTATCGCTCAAGCATTGAGCGAAATCATGAAGGCAGTTGGAGCAATCGCCAAGAAAGATAAAAACACTTCACAGGGTTTTAACTTCCGAGGAATTGATTCAGTTGTAAATGCTGTATCACCAGCACTTCAAAAGTTCGGAGTAGTCGTCGTACCTTCAGTCGAAGAGTACGAATATCAAACAGTTGAGATTGGACGGAACCGAACTGCTATGGGTCATGTCAAAGTAAAAGTAACTTACACATTCATCGGAGCAAACGGTGATGCAATCAAAGCAACAGTAGTTGGCGAAGCAATGGACTCAGGCGATAAGGCAACAGCCAAAGCCATGTCAGTTGCTTTCCGTACAGCGCTACTTCAGTCACTTGCACTTCCAACCGATGAGGTAGACCCCGATGCAAGTTCTTATGAACGCTCAAGCGCTGATGATGTATTAGCGCCTTCAGCGGTTGTCATCAAGATTGCTCAAGCAACCACGATTGAAACACTATCTGAAATCGGTCAGTACATAACAGCGAACAAGGACGCTTACCCAGTTGGACTTCTTGACCAATTCCGTGCCAAGTTCAAAGAGCAACAAACCAAATTGAACCCACCAAAGTTGGAAGAGGAATCAGATGAAGTCAGCACTCTTGAACCAGCCCGAGTTACCGTATAGCGGAACTTCAGGACATAGCGGAACAGATACTTCAAAGGAGCGAGCGCTTCACGCAGATAGGTCAGGAAAGACCGCTTTGCGTCAAGCGCAAACTCTTAACCTTCTTGCTCAACGAAAGATGCTGGGCATAACTTGGAAAGAGTTATCTGAGATAACAGGACTTCACCATGGCACCGCTTCAGGTGTATTGTCCGTCCTTCATAAAGCAGGACGAATTGCGCGACTTAAAGAAAGTCGTGATGGTTGTAAAGTCTATGTAGATGTGGCTTGTATCCAAGGTCGAGTAATTGAAGAGCAAGGGCGCAAAAAATGTTGCCCTCATTGTGGAGGTAATTTGTGAGTATCAGGTGGATAACAAAGGTTTGGTCGGACTCGCCCTATGACGGGACTCGCCTCCTTATCCACCTAGCGCTCGCAGATATTTCTCATGATGATGGTCGCTTCTTTGCATCTCAATCAAACCTCGCCACTAAAGGTCGGTGTTCAGTTGAGTATGTCCGAAAGGTTATCAACGAGATGATTGCCGATGGTCATTTGAAGATTATTACTAAGGGAAACTCCCGAGGTAATGCAACCGTCTATCAGTTGATATGGAAGAAACTACCCAACACAGTTGGGGAGGAACAAAGTTTAGGAGAGGTAGAACTCCCCAACTCAGATACCCCCAACTCCCCAACTATGGAGCCTCAACTCCCCAACGCCACTCCGTACCATCCGTCCTATACATCCGTCCTATCTACAACAAAGAGCGACGAAACTGCTGTCGCAGTTGTCGCGCTCTCTGAAGCAGTTGCTCGAAGATGGTGGGAGAAGCAAAGAGTTAAACCTTTAGGCAAAGGGGCTTGGCACTCATTACTTCAAATAACTAAAGCGGCTGAGGCAAGAGGATATTCAGAGCAACAGATTGAACAGGCTTTGGATTACATCGGGACAGTTCCCACAATGCGTCAAATGGATTTAGTTCTCAGAGGAGTAGGAGTTAAAACCAAACATGAACAATCAGCAATTAGAGCAATCGACTTGGCAGAGAAGTTCCGCAATGACCCTCTCTGACATCGCCATGCTTTTAGGATTTGTTGGTATCTATGACCTACGAGTACAGGTTGATGAGTTAAAGGTTAGGGCTTGGGCTGAGTCCCTTGATTCGGATTTACCTTTAGAAGAGGCAAAGAAAATTGTTTCTTGGCATTATTCAAACCATGACTCGGCTATCAATCCTTCGCACTTAAATCGGGAATGGCGTCGTAGACTAGCCGACGCTCGAGACCGCGAGCGCTCGCGGTTAATGTCACTTGAGTACGCAGAACTAGAAAAGAAAAAAGCCTCACCTGAATTTGTAGCACAGATTAAAAAAGAATTGTTAGAGAAGTTGAACAGAGGTAAAGATGCTCCGCTGGAAAATGATAATGGAACGGTGGCACCTGACCTATGAAGATATTTCCGTTTGCAGGTTGGTACAGCAGATGGCGGTTCAGACGAACTCAAAGGTATGCCCTGCTTGCTTGGACGCCATCGCGGATGAAAGACTCCAATGGCAAAGGCTAAACCAAACAGAGTTTCTGAACCGACACGATGGTTAGTTCTTGCCCGTGCTTCATACAAGTGCGAGAGATGTAACCGAGATTTTCTAGGCTATCCCGTATCAGTTCATCATCGCCGTCCACGAATGATGGGCGGTTCAAAGAATGAGATGCTTCACGAATCAGCGAATCTAATTGTTCTTTGTGGTACTGGCACTAGCGGTTGCCATGGTTGGGTTGAATCCAACAGAGCCAAAGCCCGTGAACTCGGCTACTTAATTCAAAAGGTTGAGTCGGCTGAAGAGATTCCTTTTCAAGATGAAAACGGTTTATGGTGGCAGATAGATAACTTGGGACAAAAAACGCAACTGGACATGGTGCGGAGTATCCCTCATGCTTGAGTCATGGAATGTTTTTGTCAGATTGATGAGACCGAGCAAACGATTTATCGTCTCGAGTTCGAACAGCGTCCTTGGACGACTAATGCCGAACGCGCTGGCAATAGGTGGGAACGAGCAAAACTTACAAAGGAATGGCGAACGGGTTTTCAACTCTTGGCTAAATATGAGAAGATACCTCCTATGGTTTGGATTACCGTCACGGTGGAGCCACATCAGAAAGGTGGTCGCTTACAGGATGTAGGGGCGTGTAATCCCTCAGTCAAAGCGGCGATTGATGGACTCGTAGATGCGGGAGTTCTTCCCGATGATTCTTCGGAGTTTGTGAAGTCGTTGGTTTTTCTGCCACCAAAGAAAGATAAAAATTCGTTAGTGATTTACATTCGAGGAGTTGAGAAGGAGAGGACATATTGAACTGGAACTTAATTTGGACAGCAGTTGGTTTAGCAATCGCTAGTTTTTTCATACTACCGTTTTATATTGCTATGCTCATTGCTTACAAAAAATCTATTATGAAAATTGAACTTGAGTTTGTGGCAACCGCCAATCAGATTCAAAAGAAGGTTAAGTTTGATGATGCTGTCGAACGCCTGTTCGAAGAAGGAGAAGCAATATGAGTACGGTTATGGAAGCAACAGAGTTAGACGGCAAAGGATTAGATGAGGTCAAACTATTGACCGACGCTATCCGCACACACCAAACACAGATTCAAGATTTAGGAAAGCGTCGAAAGCAGTTGATTCTTCGACTACGCAAACAGCGCATTACCTATCGTGAAATTGCTGAAGCAATGGGAGTATCAGAGCAGTTGATTTACAAAATCATTCGCAATGATATTTCTCGTACACCCGAGTACGACGCTGAAGGCAAACTAATTCGTAGACGAGGGCGACCAGCGAAACCTGTTGTCTAATGAAGTTCATAGAGTTATTCGCAGGAGTTGGTGCGTT